CTTCATCACCATCAGTTAAACACCCAACCATTACTAGCTTATTGTCAGCTTCAAATGGATCAAGGTGTAACTTACCACCTCTATGAGTGACTGTATTTTCTACATCAAGTGTTAATTTCATAATGATTCATCCAATTTATCTATACGTAAGTTATAGCAATCAGCACGAACTGTAAAGTTATTTGATGGATCAACTTCTCCCTTTCTCATAAAGGTTGATTCCTTAAAGTATTTATCTTTAGGTTTAATACCCAAAAGCCAACCTACAGATAAATCTTTCTTAACACGAACAAAAGCATAAGCATCACAATCTTGTTTTGTGTTATAAGATGCTACACTACAGTCATAGTAAGACTTTGGTTTCACTGTTGTCTGTTTTGTTTTAACATCTATTCTTTTTCCTGAAAGAATAACGTCATAGTCATATGTGTTTTTCCATTCTCCACCAAGAACATTTATAAATATTTGTTCTCCTATAAAACCTGCTAGGCTACCTGAGCCATTTAATATAGAGTTATTTAACTTACCCATTTCCTCTGCTTTATTTTCAGCTAAATGGATCATATCATTTGTAATGTTTACTTCAATCATTTAAGCTCTCCTTATGTTTCTTTAAATATATAACAGCGTTTTTTAGTTTTGTCAAGCAGTCTGAAAACCCACCTAGTCCTGTATTGCAATGATGACATATCCATCCTCTAAAAGTATTAGTAACATGACAGTGATCTAATACCCAACTTTTCATTCTTAGCTGACCATACTTAGACATTTCTTCAATGTTTCTTTCACATATAGGACATACATAGTCATCGTCAGGTGGTGCATTTTCTCTTCTTAACTTCTTTACTATACTCTTATGTCCATTCTTACAAGACTTACAGGTACGTTTTATTTCACCTGATTGCATGACACTAAAATGTTCTATAGGTTGTTCAATGTCACACTTGATGCAAGTTATATAACTAACGTCTTCATCTTTTTGTTTTACTACCTTGCCAAATAAATCTACATCCATTAGGCATACCTAGCAGTAATGTAATCCAACTCACAATGCTCAACTCCATGCCAACCTGATAACTTATTCTTGACTATATTTAAATGCCTAGCAGGACTTTCTTCATCTCCACTGTCAGGGTTCTTTATAGAATCTTTAGCTATAAGAATCATCAGATCAGCTTCTGCAGCTTTTCCTGTTCTACTACCCTCCATCATAGCTTGGTTCAAGTATACCTTACCCTCAGCTTCAGCAGATAGCTGAGACATATAGAAGATAGCACACTCATGTGACTTGGCTATCTGACGAGCATATATAGCATTAGCTTTCAATGCTTCATCTGTTCTAGCAAAGCCACCTGTCCTAGCAAACTTATCTCCCATGTCTAGTACAACTATGTCAGGCTTGTATGCTTTACATATACTTTCCACCCAAGACATATCACGATTAGATGCATCTTTGATATGTATGTTCTTCTTAACAGGCTCATACAATTCTCTAGCCTTACTAGGGTTAGCTTTTATCTGATGCATTGTCATGCCTGTAGCTGATGTAAGATACCTAGCTCCAACTCTATGAGCTGACTCCTCATTACATAAGATGATACACTTAGCACCCTGATGAGCAAACCCATTAGGACTAGCAATCAAACTAGCATGGAAAGATGTCTTACCTGTGTTAGGTCTAGCACCCACCTCAATCAGATGACCTGAGTTAACACCCTCAACCTTTCTAGTTAGACAAGGTATATTAAATGTCCACCTAGCTTCAAGATCATTCCTCTCAAGCAATGTTTCTATACTAATGTCATCCCACTCAACTTTTAGGTTGGGAGTAAAATCATCCCCATATAACTCAAGAACATCACGAAGAGGTTCAAGCGTGGATTTAGTACCATTAACGTAGTCAAAGCCAAGATTAGCAATGTCTTCCCCAACAACCTGTTGAAATAACTTAGACAATACTTGTTGTGCAATATCTGTTCCAAGAGGTTGCTCCTTCTTTATCTGTAGAAACAAACTAGAGTATGCCTGTTTCTGTGCAGTAGTCATGGATGGATTGTTAGACATAAACAATGCTTCAATCTCATCAGGTGTTACTGTTCTCTCATATGTATCCATAGCTTTATCTATGGCAGTCTTAATCTTCCTTACGTCTTTACTGAATAGTCTATCAGGACACTTAGCTCCTCTGTTATCTTCATAAAAGGGCTTATCCATAAGACTTCTTATTAGTGATAATTCCATGTTGGTTACTCCTTTGGGGTTATTAGTTTTAGTTCTTCATAGTCACGTTCTTTCTTATACTTCAAGTCATCTTGTAATCGTAGCACCTTTACGTCATTCACGTATCCTCTTAGTTCTTTTGCGAATGAAAGTGTTTTGGGTAATGCATCAGGGTCTAGTGCTATTATAGCAGTTGAGAATTGCATAAGGTATCTTTTATGTGCTTCTGTTAATGATGTACCCAACACTGCTACCCCTGCATATACCTCATTACCTACTGCGATTGCACTTACACAATCCTCAACAACTACTGCCACCCTACCATTACCATGAATGAAAGGCAAGCTATTCTTTCCATATCTTTTCCACTTAGGCAATTTCTTACCAAGTGATCTGCCTGTAGCATCTACCATTTTGTGATGGACTATAGGAAATACTACTCTATCTTCTTTAACATCATAGTATAACTCTATCTTAGTTGTATCAATACCCCAAGAGTTACACCATGCCATTACGTTAGGTCTATTGTTATGAGGTACTATATGCTCAGGCAATACAAAATCATTTATGTCATCATCTAATACACGAGGGTCAATAGCATCTCTTATATCATCTACTGATAATCTTATTCGTGCTGAACCTGACATAATACAAGTCACCTTGTAACAGTTCCATAAAAGTGTACCCATATTATTGGTGACAGTAAAACTTTTATACCCATTACAATTAGGACAGTTAAATCGTTTACTCTCTCCAACACTTAATTGTAAGTCACTTACATAGTTATATATATTCATTTAAATATCCACTTATATGTTATATATGTTCTTTGCTCGGCACGTTATCTGTGCTTATAGCATACATTTTACGAGTTGTCAATGCATTTTTTGCAGAATCTAAAGTATTTTTCATATATGGTTTCACAGACTGTGGATTTGCATGACCTGTAACTGCCATAATCTGACCCATAGACACTCCTGCTTCAACCATTTCTGTAGTACCTGTTCTCCTTAGATCAGCTATCCGTAGTTCATCAGGCAATCCACATGATGTCATAGCATTTCTAGCTACCAATGATAGCCTAGTAAGAGTATAGGGCTTGTATGCTCCTCTAATCGCCTTTGGAGAGGGTGCAACATATTCTTGAAAGTCATAATCATTTCTCTGTTGTATAAGCATTGCAAGCAAATCATCACTTATAGGCAGATGAACTGTTGCACCTCTTTTGGATTGATCTAAGTTCAATACACCCTTGTCAAAATCTATTGAGGTAAACTTCAATAACCTCATATCTCCTACTCTCTGACACCATTCATATGCCATCTGAACAATTAAACCCATACTCCTGTATCTAAAATCTGAGTAACAGAAATTTAATAGTTGCATGATCTGTTCTTTTGTCCATGTAACTTTTCTAGGCTTAGTAACCTTACACTTAAAAGTAGAGAATGGATTGCTCTCAGCATAACCCATCTCCATTCCAAATGAATAAACTTTCCTAGAGGTAGCACATATATGATTTGCCATATAAATGCCACGTTTTAGCCATAGTTCATACGATTGCCTAGCTAATGCACCTGTCATTTTATTGACATTAGTTGTACAAATACTAGTGCTATTAACTTTAGTACCTAACATTATAGCTAAACAGTTTGAATAATCTACTTTAGTTTTTACTGCTAACATACTGTAATCACTAGATAAATAGTACTCGTCTACTAAATTATTTATATTCATATGAACCAAGCCATCTGCAATAGTGACCCTCCCCACTCGCAACTTTAGCATTTACTATGGTAGCAAGATGATGTTCCATTCCATCTAACTTACATATCATGTCATAGTCTATTGGACACTTCTCATCTGTCTGTGCATTGATACTACGTAAGTCTTCAAGCATCTGTAGTATCTCTCGTGCTTCTTTTTCTGTTAGGTTGAGTATCTTATGTATCTCTTTTACTTTTTTCTTAGTCATTAGTATCTCCTTTCATACAATTCAAATAAATGATTATCACAAAACTCTTTTACTGTTTTTGCTTTTGGTTTGCTACCATCTTCATTTCTTATATCCCTTAGTAGCTTTTTTTCTACGTCTTCAATGCACGTAAACTCTTCATAATCTCCTACCAATGCTGTGTAATCTCCAATGCCATCAGCATCAAATCTTTCTTCATCATAGTAATACTTTAATATAAACTTGCTTTGCTTTTCAGCCATACTACACCTCCTGTTCTAATAGTTCTAATCGTTTACATAGTTCGTCTATGACTTCAGTATTATATTGAACACACCCATCACTACCTCTTAGC